GGCTCGCGAAGTTTGACGCCGCGATCAGACAGGAAGCCGCCAAGCCGGCGCCCGAGACCGGCAACCTCAACGTGGGTCACAGACTGGACTATGGGGAGAGCCCGAACATTGTTCGGGTCACGTTTGCGGCTCGAGCTTGGGCTGAACAATTCTCTTGGGGAGTCACTGCTTCAGAGGACATCGCGGGCGCGACTATTGAGGGCGGGGGCTCCTTCGCGAATAAGGAGGAGATCCATGAAGCTCGCTTCTATGCCCTTAGGTTTGACTCTCCAGAGATACGTCCGGGCAGCCCGATAACGTTACGAATTCGCTTCAAAACTGGCGTTGATGCGGTCAAGGCCATCACTGAAGTGTTTCAGGCCGTCTGACGTTCCAACGTCGGGCGGATACCGCCGACGCATGTGGCGGTAGAGCGACTGGCTAACCGAGAGCGTCCGCAGCAGCTGCGTCGGATGCCTTAGCCAGTCGGGCGTAGACGCGGAGCGTGGTCTGCGGATCCTCGTGCCCAAGCCGGGCCTGAACGACGTGGACGGGCACGTTGGCGTCGAGGAGGTGCGTGGTGTGTGCGTGCCGAATCTCGTGGATCCATGGCTTGCGGTCCAGCTCCTTGCCGACCAGCTCCCCCATGAGGGGCTGCCAGACTTCTTTGTGGAAGCGGGAGTTGCGGACGTAGTCGCCGTCCGGCCGCTGGAACACGAAGTCATCGAGAGCGATCTCCTGTAGGCGCTCGGCCAGGGCGGCTGAGAGTGCCGCATTGCAGGTGACGGTGCGGTTGGCCTTCTTGGTCTTCGGCGGCCCGATCTCCTCGCCTTTACCCTTGGACTTCCACGCCCGGCTGACGCGCACCGCGGCGCGCCCGTCCCGGATGGTGATGTCCCGCCGGCGGAGTGCTGTGGCTTCTGAGTAGCGGAGGCCGGTGCCGCCCAGGAATCGGATGAACAGCGAGTAGTGCGGGTCGATGCGGTCGGCGAGCATGACCAGATCCTCACGCGCCTCGTTGAGGTCAGCTTCGGCGACGCCCTTGGCCGGGTTGCGCGTCATGGTCTCGGCGTCCATGGCGGTTACGAACGCGGCGGAGAGCAGCGCGTGGATGTTCTGCTTGGACTTGCGGGAGAGCGGGGCGCCTTTGGTCTGGTTGGCGCCCTGCAGTACCGTGAGCTGGTCGAGCCAGTCGATGACGGCGGCCTTGTTGACCTTGTCCACCGGCGTCCGCCCGAGCTCGCTTGCGGCGATGTGGCCGGCCGCCATGTTCCGGTACTTCGCGATGGTCCCTGGCTGGGGCTTGCGGAGCAGTTCGATGTGGCGGACCACGACTTCGTAGACGGTCGGCGCGGTGGAGTCTTTGCGGACCTTCGCTGTGGCGGCCAGCTTGTAGCTGTTCCCGTTGGCATCGAGGAAGGCCTTCAGCTCGAGCGCCTTATCCCGCGCCTCCCCGGGCCCGTAGTCCTTATCGGAGAAGGTGCGTGTCTTCAGGCCCGTCTCCGGATCCCGCCACGTGACCGTGTGCGAAGATCCGCCCTTGGTCAGCTCGCGCGTACGGATGCTAGCCATGGGTGGCCACCGCCTTGCGGCGTGCGCTGAGCTCCCGGTATTCGGTGGCCAGCCATTCGGACGGCTCCTCGCCGCGTTTCTTGATCACGCGGAGGGTGGCGCGGTCAGCGGCCCAGTTCAGTTCATCGACTCTGGACCACTCTCCGGCCCGTTCGCTCTGTTCCGTTCCGTGCTGTGTCGCTTCCATGCCTGTCCCCTAGCTGAGTCGTTTCTCGCCAACAAAATGGGCACTCTCGCCAACAGGCAAAAAGAAAAGCCCTAGATCACTGGGATCTAGGGCCTATCTTATGTGGAGATGGGGGGAATTGAAAACCCGTTTAGCCACTTTTCCGCACATTAGTTTGATCTGTAATCCGCGGAATCTAGCGGTTCTTGCCCTGTCCCGTCCTGTCCTGTTCAGTCCCGTGTTGGCGCCGCCAACAACTCGAGAGCCGATTTTCGACTAAAAGAGAGCCCCACCCTCAGCGCCGAGGGTGGGGCTCTTTTGTGTTTTCTGGCTACTCGGCGCGGTGTCCCCCGTTGTCGATTCGGCGGGCCAGCTCTTCCAGGAGTTGCTGCGTGCTCATGTCCTCGACGCCGATGCGGACCTCATGCAGATCGGCCTCTTCGTCCGTGATGAGTTCGGACTCTACCAGCGCCTTGAGGACGTTCTGGTGGAAGGCGCGGGCGAACTGTACGACGAACTTGGGATCGGCGTTTGCGCCGTTCTTCCACCGCGTCATTGCGGACTGGTCGAAGCCGGCGCGGTGCGCGGCCTCCTTCGCCGTCATTCCCTCGGTAATCCGTGTGACGTAGTCATACCAGCGGGTGCTCTCTGTGTTTTGCATAGTGGAAACGATAACTTGCGTCCGCGCAACGCGCAATGCTGAAACGGTGACAGTGCCCCAAAACAGGTAGCCGATGCGGCACCCGCGTAAAAATTTCTCAGTACCCGTTTTCCGCGGAATCTAGGGGTTTTGCGCCTCCGCAAGCGCCGATGGTTAAGTTAACACGCAATTCCTGTTTGCGTTTGGCCAACTAGCGAACTACAGTCATGTCATACGCAATTTGGGGTTGCTCAAGTACGACTTGCAGAACCGCAACTAAATAGAATAGGTCTCTCACCAATGGCTAAACCGACACTCGCTGTCAACGTAGACACGCTCGAAAAACTCCGCGATGGACAGCCCTGGGGCGTCTTCGCAAAACAAATCGGCATCGACGGATCCACCCTCTCCCGCATCCGCCACGGAGAAGCAAGGCCCGGCCCGGAGTTCATCGCCAAACTCGTCACCGCATACCCCGTCCGCATCGAGGACGTAGTAACGGTCGTGGCAGCATGAAGGGGTCACTCTCGGAGCGCCTATGGGCAAAGGTGGACAAGTCCGGCGATTGCTGGATTTGGACTGGCGCAAAGAGCTCCCGCGGATACGGAACCATCGGCGCAGGAGCACCAAGCAAGGCGGTCCTGCTCGTCCACCGAGTTTCATACGCACTGAAAAACGGGCCCATCGCGGAAGGCCTCGTAATCGACCACCGCTGCCACGTGCAACTCTGCGTGAACCCGGCTCACCTGCGAGCTGTAACCCAGCAAAAGAACATTGAGAACCGCAGCGGGTCGGCGGGCACATCGGGGGTCCGCGGAGTCTTTCCGATTGCAAATAGCAACAAGTTCCAGGTGCGGATCGGGCACGACAGGAAGCTGCACAACATCGGGTGCTATGCAACCCTCGCAGAGGCCGAAGCAGCCGCGATAGCCGCCCGCAACCTTTTACACACCCACAACGACGCGGACCGAGTGCCGGCATGAGCACACAGATATTCCGCACGCCGGAGCAGGTAGCCCCCGAGCTGGGGATGCGCCCCACGGAGCTCCGCCGGTACGTCCGGGAGTCCGGGATCTGCACCAGGCTCAGCAAGAACCGCATCATGCTCCACGACGACGACGTAACCCGCCTCGTCACCTGGGTCCGCGAGCGCAACGCTCCCATCCCCGAAGAAAAAGAGATCGACCCCTTCGCCTAACTAGGCGCCCGCCCATCTCGGGCATCCACCCAAGCAGCTCACACCACCACTCTCGTGTCCCTGGCGAGAAGAAGGGGGCCATTCGCCATGCCCTCCAACGATTACCTGTCCAAGCTCGCCACCTATAACCAGTCCCACGGCATCACTGCCACGTTCTCCGAGATGAAGAAGACCGCCCGCCGCATAGAGAAGCTGCACGACACCATGCCGGAAGCCTGGCGTCTCACCGTGGAGGAATACTTCCGTCTCGTATCCGATCCGACCGGCGAAGAGGCCACGGACAACGTCATGAACGAACGCGCCGAAACCAACCGGACCAACGCAGCCCGGCGGCTCGCGGCATGAACGACAGCACTGTTCAGCGCGCCGTCCGCCATGGCGCCAAGACGGTCGCGGTTGAGCACAAGCCGCACCCGAAGAGCCTCCGCGGGAACTTGACCCTCACGCCGGACGAGATCACCACCGCCATGGAAATGGCCCGGGAACTGCGGATCAAACGGGACATCGCCGCCTACGCCATACGGAAGAGGACAGCATGAGCAACACCCCGATCTATGACCAGATGCAACGCGAGGCCCGTTCGGCGCGCGTCAACGAGTCGATGGACACCGCCGATGCCCACACGCTCCGGAACATGGTTGCGGTGATGTGCGCATGATCGCCGCCGCCCTTGAGGACTCGCACGAGGCGTGGCATGAGGACGCTGTCGCAACGATCCTCGGTCTTTCCCTCGGTATGGATGAGTTCACGGCCGATGATCTCCGCCGCGAGATGAGGCCGGCGCCTCATCAGAATGCACCGGGCATGGCCTTCGCCGCGGCCCGCAATCTCGGCTTCATCGAATCGGTCAACAGCACCGTGTCCAAGTCCAAGTCGCGCAAGAACGGGTCGCTGAAGATCTGGACCCGCCGCACCAAAGAAGGAGCTGCATCATGAACGGAATCTTTGTCCTTGTCCTGGCTTTCACGATTGTGGGCGCGGTTGTCTTGATCCCCCGGGCGATCCAGTACGACCGGACCATGGCCGAGCTTGAGCACCTTGATGACGAGTCGCTCGCTGAGGCTTGGGAGGCGATGGGGCGATGAGCCAGATCCCGGGGTTTGAGTCTGCCCAGCGCGCGTTCGAGAACATGCTCCCGCCGGAGGACGTAGAGGCTTGTGAGGACGGCGATTGCGATATTTGCGAGCCGTGCCTGGCTGACCGCGCCGAGGCCGAGGCTGAGGACTACGCCGAACAGCAGTGGGAAGAGCGCCGACTTGAGAGCAGGTACGGGGCATGAACCCGGCTGTCATCGCGGCGGCTATTGCGTCTGCTGAGGCGAACGTGACCACGCTTGAAGCCCTCGCTGTGTCGAAGGCTGGGACGCCGACGGAGTTGGATGCGCTGGTTCTTGTGACGGCCGCGCACCGCATCACGGCGAACCTCCGAAAACTACTCGCTACGTCCGACCGGCGCGAGGAAACCGACGGCGCTGACCTGTCCCAGGCAATCCTTACCCGCCGTCGGCTGAAGTGCATCGCCGCCGACGCCCACACCGCAACCGGCACATGCCCCCGCTGCGGCCTAACCAACGGAGACACCCAATGACCACCAGCAACACGAGTGATATGGCAGGAAGCCCGTATCAGCACTTCGAGGAAGCTGCGGCACTCCTCGCCAACAATCCCGGGGAGTATGAGATTGAGAAGTCCAAGGCCCTCGCCGCGCTGGCCCTCGCGTACGAGCAGCGAACCGCGAACCTAATCGCGTATCAGGCGAACGTCGAGCGGTCCTACTTCCAGACTCTCGCAAAGCCGCGCTCCGGACAGGCGAATGACCTCAACCGGCAGATCATCGAACGGCTGGGCCTCGCATGAGCAAGCACGTAGCAGAGATGGATGTAGTAACCAGCCTGCGGGAACGCGCCGCCGCAACGATTGCCGCACTCGGTGGCGCCATCCCCGCACGGAACGGCCAGCACCGTCCGACTCCACCGCCCCGCATGGATCCGCATGAGGCCCGCGTCGCATCCGCGCACGGTCACACCGAGGCGTCATGGCTGGCACTCACCGACCAGCAACGGGCCGACGCCCGCGCCACCTATACGAAAGCGCCGAGGTACATCGCATGAGCACCCAGACAGTCTGCGACGTTTGCGAGCAACCCAAGAAAACCCCATTCACCGTCACCGAGAAAGACGGCGCGGTCTATGACATCTGCTCCGCTATCTGCCTCATCGATCACACGAAGCGCATGGAGGCAAACGCATGAGCGACTACAACGAACACTTGATCAGCATGGCCGGCGGGGATGGGGATGTGCTCGGCGAGATTGAGGCACGCCGCGCTGACTGCCAGACGTACAACTTCGGGATGCGCAACGCGGACAAACTCGCCAAGGAAGATGTCCCCTACCTCCTCGCGCTGGTCCGGGAACAGGCCGCCAAGCTGGACGCGCTTGAAGAGCTGGCATCCGGATGGAAGCCACCGCGAGACGACGCCGACCTCGATGACACGCAGGTCTGGTACTCCTTCGCCAAGCATCACGCGGCGCAGGCAATCCGCAACATCGTCAGGGGCCTCTGATGAGCCGCAGTATCCGCCCCGACTATGAAGACCTCCGCGCCGCCCAGGCCCGGGCGCAGGAAGCCGACCGGATCGGCCCCGAACCGGAACGCCCAGACACCTACGAAAGGAACGACGCATGAGCAAGAATCAGCTTCCGCACTACGTCAGTGTGCAGCCGTTCGCCTACAGCGGCGACGTCGAGTTCACCCCGATCGTCAAGTTCGAATGCCCGTGGCTATATGGCTCCTGCCACTTCTACCCGGACTGCCAGTGCGAATCGTTCGGGGAAGACCACTTCGAAGAACACGGCGTCGGCCATGAACGCGTGCACCACACCGAATGCTGGATGCAGGGATGGTTCGACGCCGACTGCCACGTCTACGAAGGAGACGACGCCGACGATATGAACGACACCTGCTTACCCGCCACGATGAACCGCGCCGGACAGATCGTCACGTCGTGGGAGATGGACTACGTCGGATGGGAGTTCCGTGCCTGAGTGTGAGGCGGAGCGCCGGAACCGGCAAGCCCTGTACGAGCTCGAACTCGACTGGGGCGCCGGCCGGTTCGACTACGCCAAAATCCGGGGGATGCTCACCGGGCCCGCGTGCGAATGCCTAATCAGGGAAACACCCCCAACCAGCAACAGCACACCCACTATTCAGGGAAAAGTCCGAAACGGCTAAGAACCAAAAAACAACCACCGCCAGCTAGGCGGTTTTTTTATGCCCACAGGAAGGCAGCACATGAGCCTGCAGATTTTCAACGACATTGAGCAAGGCACGGACGAATGGCACGCGGTACGCCGCGGCATCATCACCGCATCCGTCGTCGGCCTGCTCATCACGCCCAAGACGGTCAAGCCCGCGAGCAACGACACGTCACGCGGCCTGACCGCGTCCCTCGCCGCCGAACGCATCACCGGATACACCGAGCCATTCCGGACTTCCGCAGACATGGAACGCGGCACCCTCGACGAACCCTACGCCCGAGAAATCTACGACGAAAACTACGCACCCGTCACCGAAACCGGCTTCATGATCCGCGACGACAGCGGCCACAAGATCGGCTACTCACCAGACGGGCTCGTCGGCGAAGACGGGCTTATCGAAATCAAGTCGCGACTCCAGAAGATCCACCTGGCGACCATCTTGGACGATGAAGTGCCGCTCGCAAACATGGCGCAGATCCAGTGCGGCCTGCTCGTCTCCGGCCGTGAATGGTGCGACTACGTCTCCTACTGCGGAGGGATGCCCCTCTACGTCAAGCGCGTCATACCCGACGCCCGCTGGCACGAAGCGATCATCGCCGCAGTCTCTGCATTCGAGGCGTCCGCAACGGAAATGATCGACACCTATTTGGCCGCCGTCGATGGCATGCCGGCAACCAAACGAATCGACCACTACGAAGAGATGAGGTTCTGATGGACCTGACCGAGAGCATCGCCCCGAAAAGTGACCAGCTCGATGCCGTAGACCTTCTTGCCGGGCCGCGGACATTCACGATCGAAAGGGTAAGCAAGCACAACGCCGAGCAGCCATTCAACTTCCACCTGGCAGAGTTCCCCCGCGTATGGCGTCCCGGGAAGTCCATGCGGCGCGTCATCGTCGCCGCGTGGGGCCCGGACGCCACCAAGTACGCAGGCCAGCGCGTGACCCTCTACTGCGATTCCTCAGTGCAGTTCGGCGGCGAACTGGTGGGCGGCTCGCGCATCAGCCACATGTCCGGCATCGACAAGCCCCTCCGCCTGCCTCTGCTCGTGAAGCGCGGCAAAAGCGCCGTGTTCACCGTCCAGCCCCTCCCCGACGTTGCACCCGCCGGCACCTCACCAGCCGCGCCCGCCATCAACGACAAGGTCAAGACGGACACTGCCAAGGCCATCGCCGAGGGCACGGTCCCCGACTACCTCGCCTGGCTCGCCGAACAAGGCGCGCCCCAGCACATCACCGACTACGTCAAGGAGCAGACCAAATGAGCGCCGACACCGAAGGCACGGTGGGCGTCTCGATCACCGCCGGCCACATCGCAGCCACCAAGCAGCCCCTCCACCCCGTGATCGGCCAACAGGTCGTCATGGGCGCCGGCATCAACTTCATGCTCCACATCACCCCCGACGTCGCCCGCCAATGGATAGGCGTTTTGGAACCTATCGCGAAGGCAGACAAGTAATGGCAGGCGAAACAACAATCACGGTAATCGGGAACCTGACGAATGATCCTGAACTGAGGTTTACCCCGTCCGGATCGGCGGTTGCGAACTTCACCATCGCATCAACCCCGCGGACGTTCGACCGGCAGTCCAACGAGTGGAAGGACGGCGAGACGCTATTCCTCCGGGCGGCCGTGTGGAAAGAAGCGGCTGAGAACGTCGCCGAGTCCCTGACCAAGGGGATGCGCGTCATCGTCTCCGGCCGCCTGAAGAGCCGTTCCTACGAAACAAAAGAAGGCGAGAAGCGAACCGTCATCGAGCTCGAAGTGGACGAGATTGGCCCCAGCCTCCGCTATGCGAACGCCAAGGTCAACCGCACGCAGCGATCCGGCAACGGCGGAGGCCAGGCATCCGGAGGCGGCTTCGCTGGGAACGCCGGCCAGACGGCTGGTGGCGCAAGTTGGGGCGGCACCCAGCCCGCCGCGCAGGAAGACCCATGGGCCACGCCCGGGGTCAGCAATGCGGGCGGCGGCTGGGGCAACGGCCCCGACTCGGAACCGCCCTTCTAACCTCCTCAACACCACCATCCATCAGCCGCGCACACCGCGGCTTTTTTCATGCCCGCGGCAGGATCTTGCCGATCCTGCCGCGGGCCCGTGCCCAGAGGCACCAATCAGGCCCGATCGGCAATAACCCGCCGGTCCCCCCACCCGAAAGGACACCATGACCACCGACCTCACCCACGCAATCCAGGCGCGCGATGGAGTAGCCGTCGTGATTTTCACGAAGAACGAATGCCGCTGGTGCGACATGACCAAGAAGCTCCTCGACCGCGAACACGTGAACTACACCGCAGTCAACGTCGAAGAAGACGCCACCGCCTACGCCTACGTCACCGAGACGCTAAACCGCCGCGAGATGCCCGTCGTCATCGCCTCCGCCATCGAGGGCGACATCGTCTGGTCCGGGTTCCAGCCCGCCAAGGTCCGCGAACACATCACCCACCGCCCGGACCTCGCCGCATGACCGCGTTGACAGCTAAGCAGAGCGCCGCGCTCGAGCGTGTAGTGCGAGAAGCGCAAGAGCACTTCGACGTCGAGATGCGCGTCGAAGACTTCAACATCCACTACGAGGAAGAGTCCCGCCCCGGCCGCGGCCACCGGATCAGGGCTGACTACATCAACGCAGACCACGCCGTCAGCGTCTACATGGATGTCTACGGCCACCCCAGCTGGTCCGTGGCGAACGTTGACTTCCTCCACAACAGCGGCGACGAGGAATGCGACTGCACCCTTTGCGAAGGGGAGGTCGCCGCATGACCGCTGATCCCTGCTGCGTCCTGTGCAAAGGCCCGCACGGTATCTGCCTCAGCCGGCACCGGTGCGAGCACCACAAAGTGGCCCAGGCGCAGGACGACGCCAACCACCGCGCCAGCCGCACCATCCGCGACCCAACAGGCGAAACCGCCATCCGCAACATCACCCGCGAACGAAAGGGACGACGATGACCGCCACGACCGAATACGCGGAATTCCTCCGCGCCAAAGCAGACTTCGAACGCGACTATGGGCAGCCCGTACCGGCCACGGCCGTCAACCCCATCCTCAAAGAACACCAGCGAGACATCGTCAGGTGGGCTGTCGAAGGCGGGCGCCGCGCAATCTTCGCCGCGTTCGGCATGGGCAAGTCAGTTATGCAGCTCGAAACCCTGAAGCTCACCCTGGCGCACGCTGGCGGCCGGGCACTGATCATTGCACCACTCGGTGTACGCGGGGAATTCATCCGGGACGGCCGCATGCTCGGCATCGACGTGACCTTCATCCGGCGCGCCGCCGACATGGCCGGCGATGGCATCTACATCACCAACTACGAGACGGTCCGCGACGGCAAACTCGACATCGCGCTCTTCACCGCGGTCTCGCTGGACGAAGCTGGGGTGCTCCGCAGCTTCGGGTCCAAGACTTACCAGACGTTCCTCAGTCTGTTCGCTGATGTCCCCTACCGATTCGTGGCCACCGCGACGCCATCGCCGAACCGATACAAGGAACTCATCCACTACGCCGGGTTCCTTGGCGTCATGGACACCGGCCAGGCACTCACCCGGTGGTTCCAGCGTGACTCCACGCAGGCGAACAACCTCACCCTCTACCCGCACAAGCGGGACGAGTTCTTCATGTGGCTGAACTCGTGGTCGATCTTTCTCCAGAAGCCCTCTGACCTCGGATACTCCGATGAGGGCTACGACCTGCCACCGCTCAACATCGACTGGCGCGAGGTCCCCGTGGACCACTCCACTGCCGGCGTCGACCGAGACGGTCAGGTGCGGCTCTTCCGCGGAGGCGCCAAGGATCTGCAGGGCGTGGCCAAAGAGAAGCGCGACAGCCTCCCGGCCCGAATCGGGAAGCTCATCGACATGGTCACCGAGCATCACGCCAAAGATGACGGGCAGATCATCCTCTGGTGCGACCTGAACGACGAACAAGCCGCGATCGAAGCCGCGCTGAAGGCCGCGGGCATCACCTATTCCAGCGTCCACGGATCACTCGACACCGACGAAGCCGAACGGAGGCTCGACATGTGGCGGGACAAGGAAACGTACGCACTCATCGGCAAGCCCGTGATGCTCGGCCAAGGGCTCAACCTGCAACAGGCCAACGTCGCGATCTTCGCCGGCGTCACCTACAAATTCAACGACACCATCCAGGCATGCCACCGCATCCAACGCTTCGGCCAGAAGCGCCCCTGCACCGTGCACCTGATCCACGCCGAATCCGAAGGCGAGGTCGTCACCGCACTCAAGGACAAATGGGCGCAGCACAGAGAGTTGACCTCCACCATGACCGACATCATCAAAACCTACGGGCTGTCGCGGAACTCCATCACCGAGGCGCTGACCCGCTCCATGGGCATCGAACGCATCGAAGCAGCAGGTGACGGCTGGACCCTCGCGAACAACGACTGCGTTGACGAAGCGACCAACCACATGGACGAGAACTCCGTGGACATGGTCGTCACCTCAATCCCATTCAGCAACCACTACGAGTACACGCCCAGCTACAACGACTTCGGCCACACCGACGACAACGACCACTTCTGGGCGCAGATGGACTTCCTCACCCCGCAGCTGCTCCGCGTGCTCAAGCCTGGCCGGATCTACGCCTGCCACGTCAAAGACCGCATCAACTTCGGAAACGTCACAGGCGCCGGCATCCCCACAGTCTCCCCGTTCCACGCAGAAGCGCTCTTCCACGGCATCAAGCACGGCTTCGACTACATGGGCATGGTCACCGTCGTCACCGACGTCGTCCGCGAGAACAACCAGACCTACCGCCTCGGGTACACCGAGATGCGGAAGGACGGAACAAAGATGGGCGTCGGCTCACCCGAGTACATCCTGCTCTTCCACAAGCCCCAGACCGATCGGTCCAAGGGCTACGCAGACGCCCGTGTGACCAAGACGAAAGAGGACTACTCACTGGCCCGGTGGCAGGTCGACGCGCACGCCAACTGGCGCTCCAGCGGAGACCGGCACCTCACGCCGGAAGAGCTCGCTGCCCTGCCAGTCGAGCAGCGGTCCAAGCTGTTCACCCAGCAGACGCTCCGGGAAGTGTACGACTACGAATCCCACATCAAGGTCGGTGAAGCGCTCCAAGGCAAGGGCGCACTCCCCGCCACGTTCATGTCCCTCATGCCCGGATCCTGGGCACCCGATGTCTGGCACGACGTGAACCGGATGCTCACCCTCAACGGGGACCAGAAGCGCCGCAGCGTCCAGATGCACGTTTGCCCGCTCCAGTTCGACATCGTTGACAGGCTCATCGAGCGATACACCAACCCCGGCGACCTCGTCTTCGATCCCTTCGGAGGGCTGGGCACCGTACCGCTGAGGGCCCTGAAGCTGGGCCGGAAGGGCCGCAGCTCGGAGCTCAACGCAGGCTACTTCCTCGACTCCGTGAAGTACCTCGAAGCGGAGGAAAACAAGCAGGCCCTGCCGACCTTGTTCGACTTCGAAGGGCTCCCGGAAGCGTCATGACCACGCGCGCCCGCCGAGCTCCCCTCACGAGATCTGAACTGCTGAAGGCACGGTACGACGAGGCCCGCGCCATCAAAGACGCGTGGGACGTTCGGCTGCGGCGCGCCGAGTCTGAGCACACACAAGCCACCAGCAACGGTGGCGACAACGCGGCGACACTCCGCGCCATCGCCGCCATCGAAGTCAGCGTCGCCGACGCAGCCGGAGAACTCGCAGTAGCCCTCAGCGCATGGATGGGCTCATGCATCACCAACGAAACTCACGCCACCAGGAGAACAACACAATGAAGTTCACACTCACCGCAGACGCCCTCGCCGACGCCGCCGCATTCGCATCCAAGGGCCTCAGTGCCCGGCCGCCAGTTCCGGTACTCTCCGGCCTCCTCATCGAAGCTCAGCAGGGCGGCCTCCGCATCTCCGGGTTCGACTACGAGAAGTCCGCCCGCACACAGGTCGCCGCCGACGTCGCTGAAGCCGGCACGGTCCTCCTGCAAGGGAAGATGTTCACCGACATCATCCGCAAGTTCGGTAAGAAGCCCGTCACAGTCGCCGTCGACGGCAACAAGGCAACTCTGACCGCGGGCAGTGCCGTGTTCACCATGCACGCCATGCCGGTTTCCGAGTTCCCGCCCATGCCGCCGCTCCCGGCCGCCGTCGGCACGATCGACGGTGACGTGTTTGCTGCCGCTGTCGGCCAGGTCATCGGCGCAACCTCCACCGACGACACGATCAAGGTACTCACGGGAGTCCACATCGTCTCAGAAGGCGACGAACTGACCATGCGGACCACTGACCGCTACCGACTCGCCGAAGCTGTCATCCCCTGGCGTCCAGCTGGCGGCGACATCGACGTACTCGTGCCGGGCAAATGGTTGGGCGACCTCGTGAAGACCTTGGCCGGCGAGGCGTCCATCCTCGCCGAGGGCAGCCTCATCGGCATCCGTACGGGGAACCGGGCAACGACGTCGATCATCATGGACGGCGACTTCCCCAAAATCAAGGCGCTGTTCCCCGACAAATCGCACACGGACATCACCGTGAACCGCGCAGAGTTCAG